CTACGATGAGAGAAGAATGTCGACAATGGATTCTGTGAATGAAAATCCAGAGACAGATTACGAAGGGTCATTTGATTATGAGTTATATGGTGATGATGGCGAGACAGCATATGGCAAAATACACTACAAAGCAGTGAACGGAAAAGTTGATCCTAAATCCTTGCAGGGCGAATACGAGTACGAAGGCAATGCCAGAGTGGACAGCGACCTTGCCACCCAAATGATACAACCAGGTGGTGATGAGCACGAGGAAGCACTAAAGGCCGCACAGGAAGATTACGATTACGAAACACAGCGTATGCAATCAAAAGTCGGCGAAGGCAACGAATTTGCTCAAGCAGTGAACAAGGCCAAAGCGGCTGGTATGAAACCAGGTGACGAGTTTGAAGTAGGTGGCAAGAAATACACACTGAAAGATGCCATTGAACAAGCAGGTTTACAACTGGAAGAATTTTTCTCAGAGGCAGAATATGCAGACCCAAGCAAGGAACATTACAAAAAAGCGTTGGCGGCAGGATTCAAAGGCAGTTACGAGGACTACGTGAAAGAATACGGCAGTTTCCCGGAAGAGTTTCCAAAGAACGAAGCATCAAAACCAGATTTCTTGGATCTAGATAAAGACGGCAACAAAACAGAGCCCATGAAGAAAGCGGCCGCTGATGCTAAAAAAGAATCCACAGAACTAGATGCTATCATTAAATTAGCAGGCATCTAATTACCAAAATAATATAATATTTTACTAGACACAAGATAAATAAGTGTGTATATTATTCTTTATGTCTAATATACATTTAGGCAAAACAAAAACAAACATAGGCAAACAAGGAGGCTTACATTATGGCAACACTAGCTGAAATAAGAGCGAAATTAAAAGATCAAGAAGTGAATCGCTCCACTTCCAACACAGGCGGCGACAACGCCATCTACCCACATTGGAACATACAGGAAGGACAGGAAGCGGTAGTACGTTTCTTACCTGATTCCGATACAAACAATACTTTTTTCTGGACCGAGAGAGCAATGATCAAATTGCCTTTCAACGGAATTAAAGGACAAGCAGATTCAAGACCAGTACAGGTACAGGTACCGTGTATGGAGATGTATGGAAAAACTTGCCCAGTACTAACTGAAGTTAGACCATGGTTTAAAGACAAATCCATGGAGGACATGGGCAGAAAATATTGGAAGAAAAAATCTTATATCTTTCAAGGTTTTGTTGTACAAAATCCATTAGCAGAGGATACAACACCTGAGAATCCAATTAGAAGATTCATTATTGGACCTCAAATCTTCAACATCATCAGAGCGGCATTACTAGATCCAGAAATGGAAGAGTTACCAACTGACTCTGTGAGAGGAGTGGATTTTAGAATAACTAAAACTTCAAAAGGTGGGTATGCTGATTACTCAACCTCAAAATGGTCAAGAAGAGAAAGAGCATTGGATGAAGCAGAGAGAGCGGCAATTGACAAACACGGATTGCATACTCTATCTGAATTCAGACCAAAAGAACCTACTGATGCAGAAGTTAAAATAATCAAAGAATTATTTGAACAGTCTGTGAATGGTGAAGCATACGATCTGGAAAAATACGGTCAATACTATAGACCAGCAGGCGTATCTGCACCTCAAAGAGGTTCTGCAACTGCGGAAACTTCAACACCAGCACCTGCACCAGCAGAAGCTGTTAAAGAAGAACCTAAAGCAGAAGCGGCTCCGGCTCCACAAGCACAACCCACAGGTGATAGTGCTAAAAGAGCTGAGGATATCTTGAAATTAATTAGATCAAGACAAGCAAAATAAACCCTTAGTTTACCAAGTAGTCATTCTGTTGACAGTGTGGCTACTTGGTGTTAATATACACATATGACAAAACCATTTGATATAACAAAATTTAGAAAGAGTATCACTAAATCAATTCAAGGATTAGGTTTAGGATTTAATGATCCCACAGACTGGATCTCAACAGGCAATTTCGCATTGAACTATCTTATCTCAGGCGATTTCAATAAAGGTATTCCATTAGGAAAAGTTTCTGTACTAGCAGGAGAGTCAGGTGCGGGTAAATCTTATATTGCTTCAGGTAACATTATTAAAAATGCTCAGGCACAGGGCATCTATGTGATATTAGTAGACACAGAGAATGCTCTAGATGAGAGCTGGCTTCAGGCACTAGGAGTAGACACATCAGAAGACAAATTATTAAAACTGTCTATCTCTATGGTAGACGATGTGGCCAAAACTATTTCTGAGTTTATGAAAGGTTATAAAGAAGAGCACTCAGAGAATAGAGAAAGTGCTCCAAAAATTTTATTTGTAATAGATTCGTTGGGTATGTTATTGACCCCAACTGATGTCAATCAGTTTGAAGCAGGAGAAATGAAAGGTGATTTAGGAAGAAAACCTAAAGCACTGACAGCTCTTGTGCGTAACTGTGTGAATATGTTTGGATCCTACAATGTGGGATTGATAGCAACCAATCACACTTATGCATCGCAGGATATGTTTGATCCAGATGACAAAATATCAGGCGGACAAGGATTTATCTATGCGTCATCTATTGTGATTGCAATGAAGAAACTAAAACTAAAAGAGGACGAAGACGGTAATAAAATATCTGAAGTTAGAGGTATAAGAGCCGCTTGTAAAGTGATGAAGACTCGTTATGCTAAACCATTTGAATCAGTGCAAGTTAAGATTCCATATGATACTGGTATGGATCCATACTCTGGATTAGTGGATCTATTTGAGAAAAAAGGTCTGCTCGTAAAACAAGGAAACAAGTTAGCATATACAGGGTCTGATAAGAACACTATTGCAGAGTTCAGAAAAAACTGGACTGGTGATAAATTAGATAGTATTATGAAAGACTTTCATAATCATAATTTTGTAACATCAGAACAGGAGACAGTAAAAAATGGAGAATCAGATGACGCCTAATCAAATTGAAGAAATTTGGACGTCAATATCAAACTATCTTCCCGAAAGAGTTAAACTAGATTGTGCTGTGGATTATGTTAAAACACTAATAGATGTTGGAATTGATACCAGAGTGTTAAAAGCCGCAGGTGAGCACGATGATCGTTTAGAACAAGCAGTACAAATTGTATTAGATGATGAAGAGAGTTTAGAAGAAGACGAGGGAGAAGGATTTTACGACGAACAATGAGTTGGTACACAGACATTAGTAAAGAAGTTAGTAAAATTCCAGAATGTATACAGCATTTTTACAATGAACTGAATGAAGCCAAACGTGAAGTAAAAATATACGGTAATCTTGAAAAGGCATCAGCGGCTCTGCCCGGTGTAGTTGAACATCGTTTTAATCAATTGCAAGAAATAGAAGCCATATTAGAGTATCTTAACATCGAAAAAAGACAACTTAGATCTAAAACATTTAAAAAATATTTAGAAAATTATCAAAGAGCACTATCATCGCGAGATGTTGAAAAATATGTTGACGGAGAATCAGATGTAGTTGATATGGAAAAAATAGTATTAGAATTTGCACTACTAAGAAATAAATGGCTTGGTATTATTAAAGGTCTCGATCAAAAACAATGGCAACTTACCAATATCGTTAAATTAAGAGTAGCGGGAATGGAAGATGCCTCAATCAAATAGAATCATACTCACAGACGTGGATGGTGTACTCTTAGAATGGGAGAATCATTTTTCTAACTGGATGTTAACTAAAGGTTACCAACAAAAATTAGGTAAAGAAAAACTCTATTCTATGGACCGAAGATACGGAATAACTAAAAAGAAAAAAGAAGAGCTAATCAAAGAGTTTAACAATTCAGCGTGGATGAGCACACAAACTCCACTGCCTGAATCTCAAACCTGGGTCAAATTGCTACACGCAGAGGGATGGACATTCATCCCTATAACATCACAAACCACAGACATACCAGCACAAGAACTACGGAAGAGGAGATTGCAAGAACTGTTTGGTGGCACAGTGTTTGAAAACTTCTTTATCCTAGATACAGGTGCTGACAAAGATTCAGCACTGGCAGAATTCCATGGCACAGGATTATGGTGGGTAGAAGACAAACCAGAGAATGCACTGTTAGGATTAGAATATGGTTTAAAACCGTTGTTAGTCGACCACGTATACAATCGCAAATTTAAACACCAAAATATCACAAGAGTAAAACACTGGAAACATATATACAAAGTAATCAACGGAAGAACATAATATGACTATACCAGTTTACGTGGGCTACGACTCTCGAGAAGACCTAGCATACCAAGTTTGCAAACACTCTATTATACGAAGAGAACCAGGAGCCACAGTGAAACCTCTCAAACAAAAAGATATGAGAGAGGCCGGATTATATACTAGAGAAGTTGACAAACTAGCATCAACTGAATTCACCTTTACAAGATTTTTTATTCCACATTTACAAAACTATCAAGGATGGGCAGTTTTTTGCGATTGTGATTTTGTGTGGACAGTACCTACTACAGATTTAAAACAATACTGCGATCCAGACAAAGCAGTTGTTGTGGTTCAGCACGACTACACTCCTGCAGAAGGAATGAAAATGGACGGCAAACAACAACACATCTACCCAAGAAAAAATTGGTCGTCGATGATCCTGTGGAACTGTGCTCATCCTAAAAACAAAGTGTTGACTCCAGAATTATTGAATAAAGAAACAGGAGCATTCTTACATAGGTTTCAATGGTTAAACGATAACGATATTGGATCTCTACCACATCATTATAATTGGCTAGTAGGTTGGTACAAAGAACCCAAAGATGGAAAACCTAAAATTTATCACTGGACCGAAGGCGGTCCTTGGTTTATAGACAATTATTTTGATTGTGAATATGCTGACGTTTGGAAAAAAGAGACCATTAATCTTTTTTCAAAATGATAAAAATACTTAAAAATAATATTTTTACCAACCCCCCACACATTTATAAAGAAGAAGCATTTGATAGAATTAGTGTTGATAAAATATATGAGAATTGGAATAATGTTGAACATATTCGATGGAAAGAATTTTTTACAAAATATAAGTTAACATTATTAGATAAAGTTAAAAATACAGAATCTTATCAGTATATTGGTGAGGAAAAACTTGTTGGTTTTATATTTTTTAAAGATAGAGCAGATATTAGGAATATTAAAGTTAAGTTTAATAATGTAGTTAGACCATACAAATTAAATTCTTTATTAATTTTACCTGCATCACAAGTAATAAACTTTTTAGAAACTAAAAAATCTAACTTTGACAAGCCTTTTTTAATAGTTAAGTTTGATAAAAAATTTTTAGATACTATTAAAAAGCATTTTTAGAATATAACCTATCTACTTGTGACGGTTCTCCAAACGGTCCAGCAATAGTTTTAGCATAGTTAAATCCTAAAGATTTCATAAATTGATCCATTGATTCTACACAAGGGGTGTTTGGTGAATGGTTATACGAAAATCTATTAACTTCGTTTAATACATAATCAGCATTTTTAAAAATTTCAGGACTACCTTGCATACACATAACTTCTGCACCTTGTATATCTTGTTTGATAAAATTATATCTGGCATTGCTTCCTACAACTGATGATAACGTTTTCATCTGTCTTTTATCTGGTTTCTTTTTATTATCAATAGTTGCAGGTAGTAATGTTGCTCCTTTAGTATAACCTACTGGATGTATATACATTGTTACTTCTTTATTTTCGTTACCTAAAACTGCAATATGATATTCGTCTGCAATTTCTTTAAGATGTTTTTCGTGTTTTGGTCCAGCTTCAATACAAGTATAATGAGAGTTTGACCAAAAAGTTTTACAGTTTTTTGTCCAAAAACCATTCCAAGCACCTAAATCTAATATTCGTTTTGGGGTGTAGCCTTTATCAGCAAGATTTGTTTTTAACCATTCGTATACAGGTTCCATAAATTATTTAAAATACACAATGTCAGGCCAAGTTTTAATTAACTCTCTAAAGCCCAACTCTTTCTGTAAAAAGGTTTCTATTTCGTTATTATTGCTTCCATATTTTTTACTATTGTTATTCAGCTCAATCATTAGATACTGTGTGTTTGAAATAGTTTCTAACCCTCCTTTAATAACTTCCATTTCTAACCCTTCAACATCTATTTTGATTAAATCAACATCTTTAAATTTAAATGAGTCTAATGTGCTAATTTTAATTTTTCCTTTTTCTTTCAACACACGTGTGTTTTGTGTTGCATCTTCAACAGATAGACTGATATAATCATCATTATTTCCTATTGCTTGATTATATGAAACAATTTTTTCATTCATTGATGTGTTTCTGTATAAACATTCATAATGAACTGTGTGAGGTTCAAAACAATAAATTTTTTTTGCAAATTGTTCGACAGACAATGACCATGTACCGCACCAAGCGCCAATATCAATCACTGTTTTAAATTTTTTATTTTGAGAACGACACCAGGTTATAAATTGATTTAAACATTTTTCCTGCATATGAGGGTAGCCATTTTCTCTCCATATTTCAATTTGTGCATCAGTTGATGGAACCCAAATATTATTTTTTAATTTTTCTATTTTCATAACACACCTATATCTTTTAAAACTGCTACAGCAGTACCGTTGGCGTACTCCTCTGGTGTGAATTGTTGATAGCAAAGACTATTAAACCATTCTGTGGGATCATTCCATTTAGGATTTTCTATAAATCTTAAATCTGTATTTGCTATAGGTTCTGCAAAACTTTTTGTATGACAGAATACAGGAACACCTTGTGCTATTGCCTCCACCGCACTGATAGAGCAACTAGTTACACACGCCCAGGCATCTTTGAGCTGTTCTTCAATAGGAACGTCTGCTACTGCTGGACCACTGGTTCCGTTTTTTCTGGGTTTGTCTCTCCATACAATCGGCCTGTCTGTATACTCTTGTATCTCTCCGGTGATGTGTACGTGCCAATCATTCCAATCAATATAATTCTGTATTGTGTAACTGCTGGGACAAACTAAAATATGTTTGCCTGAATTGTTTCTTTCTTTAATGTTGATATTAAATTTTTTAAATCGATCTGATGGACAATTTTTAATCAATGGTACGTGAATATTATTTTTAGCAATACGCCAGTAGTGATTGTCAGGTTTTAAATTACGATTATCAAATCTTCCAAAGTATGGAGTATCTGTAAACCAATACTCTAACGACTGCTGTTCTAATTTTTTTACTAGATCTAAATTTCGATTCACAAATCCCCAGAACATAGAATTAGTTGACGGCTCTTCTATATGAGCATTGTTGCGTATCTGTACTTGATCAGGCCATGTTTTTTCGATACCATTGAACACTTCCCAACACTTGCTTTTTGGATTATCCTGTGGTGCGTAAATTGTTAACATCTATAAATTCAATCAACTGCTTTGCCCAATCTTTATGTCCGTCTGTGCTTGGATGTGGATCTTGTGGACTTACAATTTGGTTATTTTTAATTATGTAATTGTAGTGAGAATCCTCTATATTAAAGTATCTTCTCGTGTTTATTCTGCCCATTAAAGCGTTCAAATCCCCCTTATTTTTGACGATATCCACTGGCAACGAGTTATACATCACGTAAGGAATAGAATGGTTTTCAAAGTAGTTTTGTAGGTCCAACACGTGATTCAACCATCGCATCGTGCCTGTTTGTTCTATGTCCCATCCTGGCTGAGCATCCACAAATCTCAACTGTTCTCCCACTTTCCAAGTACGCCAAGTAAGTTCTGTGCTAGGTATTTTACCTTTTTTCCATCCGTCATTGGTTACGTAATCCATTCTGTGTGTGCTTGAAAATCCTATAACAGCAAAAACATTTTCTTTGGAATTGGTTTCAAACCAATGTTTAGTTGTAAAACATAATCTGTCATTGCCTCGCCCACCCATAGCAAGATTATGTAATTCCATACCATAGTGTTCTGCAACAATCTTAGACGTAAATGTATTAACTCCGTCTTTTGGACGAGTGGTGAGAAAAGAACAACCATTAGAAAAGAGTTTGAACATAACTGTATTTTATAGTATAATTAACTGAATTACAATGATTGTTAAGCCTATTTCTGACATAAAATTCTACATAGAAAAATTTGGACAAGCAGATGCTCGTTCCGAATATGTGGTACGTTGGCATCAAGAACAAAAAGAAGATACGTTTTCTTCGCCGTCTACTTTTATTGGTAATTTTTATAACTGTACTGTACATAGTACACCGCCTCTATTAATAACAGAAGAAAAACAAATGGTTACAGACCATGTGTGGCCGTTGCTGTGGAAAGTGAAACACAAGCCACAAAAGACACACTCGCTTTGGAAACAGTGGGGAGATACTGTAGACATTAACCTACCTCCGGTGTCTAAACATTTTACTGAAACGAAAACCTATATATGGATGCCTATAGATGAAGAATCATGCAATAATCCATGGCACGTTTGGATAGACATAATTTCTAAATGTAGATTAATATGGCTTAGAAAAGACAAACTTTTTACTGATTATATCTACGTTTTTCCTTGTATGGGAAAATATTTAGAGCGTGTACTTAAAGAAATTTATCCTGAAATAAAATATTATGTTATGCCAAAAAACTCTGCTTGGCATTTCAAAGATATATTAGTACCTAGTATGGTTAATTGTAACGACGGAGAAACACAACCAGCGTCAATTGATTGGTTACGAGACCAAAAATATAGAGCAATACAAGTATCTACTCCTACAAGAAAAATTTTTATTACTAGATCAGATGCACTTACTCGACAACTCACAAACCAAAATGAATTACTGTTAGCTCTAGGAGGATTTGAACCCATAGAGCTGTCTAACTATTCTATCAAAGAACAGATGCAAATTTTTGACGAAGCCACACACATAGTTTCTACGCATGGTGCAGGACTAGTTAATTTACTATGGTCACAATACGGTACAAAAATTATAGAAATAAATCATATAAAGCAGATAAACAAAAAAGTTTATCCTGTGTTAAGTTATCATTGTGGGCACAAACACAAAGTATTATACGGAGAAAAAATAGACTTACCTTATAAAAATAAACCAACCGGTGTGAAAAGAATAAACGATATGGCTAATATAAAAATAAATGTTCAAGAAGTATTAAAACACCTATGATGATAGCAGGAATTCATACTACAAAAGATCGCACACAAAAATATGTGGATGCATTTGTTAAGGGAACACCCGGACCTTATAAAATTTATAACTTCAAAAAACTTAAAACATTACCAGAAGAAAATTTAGTTCTGTACGGTATACTTGCTGGATCTGGAGAAGTGTACAAACAGTGCCAACAAGCAAACAAAGATTTTTATTATATGGACCATAGCTATTTTGTAAACGGTCACGAATGGCCTCATTGGATGCGTATAACTAAAAACGGTCACGCACAAACTACATTAAAAAATGTTCCTGCAGATAGATACGAAAAATATTTTAAAAAAGAAATTAAACTTTGGAATAAGTCAGGTAAAGACATATTGTTTCTACCTCCAACATTTGCAATTGAAGATTTTTTTAATATTAAAGATTGGATTACTTCGACCTTAGAAACATTACACAAGTATACAGATAGATACGTAGATGTAAGAGAAAAACCATACAATCCTATGATTACCAAAGGACCCCATGGGGAAACAGTTAAGGTAGATAGACCCACAGATAATAAAGGACCAATCGATTGGTCGCAGTATCACGCAGTAGTAACATTTAATAGTAATACAGCAATAGAAGCATTGCATAACGGTGTACCTGTATTTTGTGATCCCAGAGCAAGTGCGGCAACACCAATATCAGAAACCGATTTAACAAAAATAGAAACACCTAAATATGGAGACAGAATATCTTTGTTCTCGAGCCTAGCATACTCGTGTTGGAACATAGAAGAAATGTCAAACGGAACAGCATGGAGAATGTTAAATGAATATTAAACCAAAAAAAATATTAGTAATGGGATTACCTGGATCAGGTAAGTCGTATCTTGCAGGTATATTAGCACCTATGATAGATGCGGTATGGCTGAATGCTGATCGAGTTAGGCAAGAAGCAAACGACTGGGATTTTTCTCCCGAAGGACGATCACGACAAGCAGAAAGAATGAAAAAATTAGCACAAGAAGCGTTGGATAATAATAAACACGTGATCGCAGATTTCGTATGCCCTACGCCCAAAACTCGAGAAGATTTTGGAGCAGATTATACAGTATGGGTAGACACCATTAAGGAAGGTCGGTTCGAAGATACCAATAAGATGTTTGTGGCACCCGAACATTATGATTTCCGAGTTCCCACACAAAACGCGGAGTTATGGGCAATACGTATTTCAAATGAAATACAAGAATATGTTTGGGATAACAGAAAACCTACAGCACAGATGCTAGGCAGATGGCAACCGTGGCACGAAGGACATCAAGCACTATTCGAAGAGATCATTAAGAAAACAGGTCAGGTCAACATTCAAGTTAGAGATGTGCAAGGGGTGGGAGATAATCCATTTGATTTTGATACTGTGAAAAAAAATATAGATTCAGCTCTGGAAAAAGAATATCAAGGTAGATATAAAGTAACCTTAGTACCAAACATCACTAATATCTGTTATGGTCGTGGTGTAGGCTACAAAATTGAGAACATTGTATTACCAGAGAACATACAAAAAATATCTGCTACTGACATTAGAAAAAAAATGAGGGACCAAGGAAAGTTGTAGTGAAAGTAGAAATTTTTAGAAGGACGGTGAAAGACCGAAGAAGAGGAGTAAGTTATGACCTCCTTAAGTGGATGTCAGAAGGTATTCGTGCTTGTGGTGACGAACCCGTAATGGTAAACGAAACAAAAGAAGGTCCAACAACAGAAGGGGAAATGAATCCAACTACTCCTATAGTTTGTATGTTTGGATATGGTGGTACTAATCAACGACATCATACTAAAGGTAGAAGATTAGAACTTGTAGAAAATGCTAAAGCCAAAGGTATTAAAGTTATAACATTTGATGGAGGTTTGTTAAGCAGTTTTGGAAATGTATCGTCGTACCCAAATCATTATTTTCGTGTAAGTTTATTTTCTCCAATGAACAATGGAGATTTCTTATCAGACAACTCTCCAAGTGATCGTTGGGAGATGTTAAAAAAAGAATTTAATGTAAGATATGAGCCGTGGAGAAAATCAAATCCAGAAGATCCTATATTGTTTGTATTACAACCACAAGACAACTGGTCAATGAACGAACTGAGTCCTATTGAATGGTTTAAAGATGTTTACAAAAAAATAAGGCCACTAACCAAAAGAAAATTTATAGTACGACCACATCCTAATCATATAGATAGTATATCTCAAAGGTTACATGAGTTTCCATCAGATGTAGAAGTTTCAATTGGTCAAAAACAGTTTCAAGGTGACGAAAAAAAATATTATAGATTTCATTTTCAAGATGCAATAGCAAATTGTCATGCTGTTGTCACTCATAACTCCACTGCGTCAACAGATTCTTGTATTAGAGGCATACCAACATTTTGCACATCAGATCTTGCTATGTGTTGGCCAGTAGCAAATACTGATTTAACCAAAATTGAAAATCCAGAAATGCCAGACAGGACACAATGGGTCAACGACTTAGGTTATAAATTATGGAGTGTAGACGAAATTAAAAAAGGAATCGTATTCAAAAGATTCAAAGAAAAGTTAAATATAGGTACATAATGAAACTCAAAGTCATTACATCGTACAAACCAGGCACATGGAACAAATACGCAGATCGTTGTGTGAGAAGCATTGTAGAATACTGGCCTGAGGGTATTGCTATAAATGTATATCACGAAGGACCGTGCGAAGAATCTAAAATGTTTCATCCTAGAATCAAATGGATTGATTTACATCAAGTACAACCAGAACTAATGTCTTTTAAAAACCGTCATAAAGACGATCCAGTTGCCTGTGGCGAATTACAAGAAATACCAGGAGGAGTTAAACGTCCTGCAGAATTTGATGGCAACGATAAAAACAAAGGTAGTTTTTTATTTGATGCTGTGAGATTTGCAAACAAAGTATTTTGTGTCACTCATTCGATTAAAACTTCTGTGGAAAAAGAGTATGATTATGTTATATGGTTAGATGCGGACACTTATACATTCCGTACAATGCCAAGAGATTTTATAGAATCTCTATTACCAGCAGACTCAATGTTGACGTACTTAGGCAGAGAAAACCCTACAAAGAACGACGGGGGCAAATATCCAGAATGTGGATTTGTTGGATACAATTTACGTCATCCACAGATACAAGAGTTTGTTAACGATTGGGAAAAATTATATATTACAGATTCTGTTTTTAAATTAACCGAATGGCATGACAGTTATGTATTTTGGCACTTATCAAAAATTTATAGACAGAAATATAATATAAAAGTTAACGACATTGGCTATTGGAAAGGTGTGAAGGGACATCATGTTTTTATTAACTCTGAGTTAGGATTATACATAGATCATTTTAAAGGTAAAAGAAAAAATATTGGCAGTAGTGCTAAAAACGACCTACGTGGTTCTAGAAGTAGTACAGATGTTTCACAATTAGATTACTGGAAATCGACTCCAGAGAATTGGCGAGAATGAAAATAGCAGTCTTTCCAGAATATGGTAGTCTTAATTCTGAACCAGTATTCAAAGCATTTATACAACATCTCCAAGATAAAAACGAAAAGTTTGTCCTCAACAAATACGATAACACTTGCGATGTAGCAGTAATTTGGTCTGTGCTTTGGAGAGGACGAATGGAACAAAATAAAAAAGTTTGGGATTTTTTCAAAGAACACAATAAGCCTGTTGTGGTATTAGAAGTAGGTGGAATTAAGAGAAACATGACTTGGAAAATGGGAATCAATGGTATTAATAGAGATGCTGATTTTGCTAATCAACAGTATGACGATAAAAGATGGTCAAAATTTGGTGTGGAATTACAACCGTGGAAACAGACTGGAAATATAATTGTTATCTGCGGTCAACATAATACTAGCCAACAGTGGGAAGGAATGCCCAATATAAGTGTATGGATTGATCATCAGATAAAAATTATAAGAAAATATTGTGATCGACCAATTGTGATTCGTCCACATCCAAGAAACCCAATTAATTTTAATGAAAAAAAATATCCTTACGTAAGAATTAATATGCCTAAACGAGATTGGACCACATATGACGACACAGATTTTAAAAAAGTTTTAAAGAGCACGTGGGCAGTAGTGAATCATTCTTCTAATCCTGCAATGGAGGCAGTGTTTAATGGTATACCTGTGTTTGTTTCAGAATCTAGTTTGAGTCACGATGTGGGCAATACAAATGTGGCAGATATTCTACATCCTGCTATGCCATCAAGATTAAACTGGTGTAACTGGTTAAGTTACACCGAATGGACTACTGAAGAAATACGAGAAGGTCTTCCTTGGGCAAGGATAAGAGCAAGACTATTAGAGAAATATATCAAATGAAAACTATAGATTTAAGTAATAAAAATATAATTGAACCCATAGAGTGGAAACCGTACGAAGGAGAAACTGTGGTTGTAAAAACTGTGATCCGCGGAGGTAAAAAGATTCAAGAAACTGCTTTTTATGAAGACAAAGTTAAAGCAGTGCCAAAGGGCAATGCTTATTGTATAGGTAATGGCCCATCACGAAAAGATTTTGATTTAAATTTACTAAAAGATTCTGGACAAACGTATGGATGTAATGCTCTCTACAGAGATTTTAAACCAAATTTTCTTTTCTCAGTTGATGCAAAGATGTCTCAAGAAATTTCTAACAGTAAAATATCAGAGCAAGGCGTAGTGTGTTACGCTCCTAGTCTTGAGGTCAATAGAAATCAAGGACTAACTCTTATTCCGCATAACGCACACCTAACCAGCGGTAATCAAGCAATACACACTGCAATAATACACGGTCATAAAAAAATTTATATGATAGGATTTGATTTTCGAGAGTATGGAAAAAACAAATTGAATAACATTTATCAGAATACTGAAAATTATGGAGAAAGACATTCAGATGCAATATTTGATAGTTGGTTAACTACTTTTCGAAAAATAATAAAACAACGACCGTATGTACATTTTACAGTTGTACATAATACTCCTCCAGAATATTTAAATCACCTACAAACAGGCACTGATATAAAAAATACTTCTTTGATGACCTATGCGGAATTTAAAAAGAAAGTTTTAGGCCTAGACTCTTAAAACGATTGCGCCAACGATAGAAGTTGGCATTGTGATTAGAGTAAATATCTCGATCCACAGTCATTTGATACAGATGAACCATTTCGTGTGCTAATGTTTCAATAAAGTCCTTCCAGGTGTTGTACTTGGTCAGTAGTTGAATTTTAAAAGTTACTGCTGGATGTGGGATTTGATCTACAGGCAATGCTCTCTCATTCACTGTTTTCACTTTTCTTGCGTCCCATAAGCAGGCACACTGTCCGTAACAACCCTTTAACCTTCGAAGTTCTAATTCTGGCATTGTCAGTCGACTGTTGAATATTCCTTTATTCAATATGTTGAACCAACTCTGTGCCTGTGCTATCGTGGGCCTAAAATTTTTGATGTCAGCACGTTTTACCAAAGCCTGCTTGACCTGGAAGCGAACTGTCTTCACTGCTTTGATGGACATTTTCCTCTGTTTCTTGCTTTTCATAAACTACGCATATAATGGTGGTTGACAATATTACCATTTGTGCTATACTGTAATTATCTAAAAACTCCATGGTTAAAACTACACATAATTCAATCACCACAATCGAGCAGGCCATACAGATTCTAGCCTATAACGAGCACTTTTGGGAGGAATTTAAAGTGCATCCAAAAGATCGAAAAACTGTGAACAGCCTAGCGGATGCACCATATGCTTGGACTGAAAAACAAGGGCATCTAGCTCTGGCGCTGTTGAAACGATATCATACACTGTTCCAAAAATACAATATCGATCTATCCAAACTGTTACAGAATCCCGTATATCGAGATCCGTTCCGAATAATAGATTATGAAAAATCTATAGAACGTTATGAGGAAGAAAACAAAGAATGGATTGAAATGAAATTTCCGTATAACAAAAAAATTATTGAATTACTAAGGACACTTAAACATCAAAAAACACAAGGGTTGGTTCCAATGATTTATCACGGAGAACAAAAGAAATGGCAGATCGCTTGTACTGAGATAACACTATACTTCTGTGTGTTAATTGCTACTCGTTATGATTTTAAATTTATTAATCCAGAAATTTTAGAGGACTACGAGGAAGTTAAACAAGAAAAACTTGCGTATCGCAAACCTTCTATGTCTTTAAAAAATAATCACCTAACTCTCAATAACGCACCAGACAGCCTAACCGACTGGTGGAATAAAAATTATGCTAACAAAAGTTTTATATATCAATGTGATGCTTTAAAAGATTTAGAAATAGAAAACAATATAAATTTTATAACCACAGATAACTCTACACTTGCAGATAGAATAGCTACACATAAGAGCAGAGAAATTTATGTTGACCGAGGACGATGGACTAAAAAAGAATTCTTAAACGCTCTATTAGAGTTAGATAGTTTACCAGCACTTGTTACTACAGGATCAGAATTTTCATCTCACACAGATATAAACGAGCTGTCAGAATGGTATCAAACATTTGAAGCACTTGACATTAAACCCTGTGAAGTTGCCTGGGGCTATACTATTGAAGATCCCCCAGACTGGAGACAAAGAAATCAAAAAGATAATTTTGGTTGTTCGTGGGATTCATATCCATCAGAAATGTCTGACGAAGCTCGAGAACAATTGTATGACCGATGGTGTGATATGCAAACTCATTCTAAATCATCTAAATACATAGACGAGCACACCAAAATAATATTTGTAAGAACAAGAATACCTAGGACACTTATAAAAGCAAATATTATAATTAAAAGCTCATTTACCATGTTTGATTCTAGTTACTGGCCTAGCGGAACAGAAACTTTAGGAAGAGTGGTTGAAAATCTTCCAAAAAGGTTGTATTATGTTACTAAATCAAATGGATGGTTGATTAACAAAAAATATGAGTTCTTGTAAACTGGTAATAAAAGATGAAGTAAATGTTAAATTTGAAGATTTATCCTTAGAACATCGCAAAAGACTTCATACAAAATTTAAATTTGAAATACCTTATGCTCGTCATCTGCCCGCAGTAAAATTAGGTAGGTGGGATGGCAAAATCAGTTTCTTTGGATTAGGCGGTACGACTTATCTAGCACTAGTGGATCAAGTGTTGCCGTTGTTAGAAGAAGCAGGAGTATATGTAGAACTTGTGGACGAGAGAACTCCTCATAATTTTGAATTTAAATTAATTGATAAAAATTATCTATCAGATATAAAATGGCCAACTACTCATCCGTGTGCTGGACAGCCAATTGAATTAAGAGATTATCAGATAGAAGTAATTAACAAATTTATTGAAAATCCTCAATGCATACAAGAAATTGCTACAGGTGCAGGTAAAACAATTATTACTGCGGCACTCTGTAAATTGGTCGAGAATTACGGGAGAACACTCACTATTGTTCCAAACAAAAGTTTAGTTACACAAACAGAAGATGATTTTATTGCGTGTAATCTTGATGTAGGAGTCTATTATGGCGATCGAAAAGAACTAGGAAGACAAAATACAATTGCAACTTGGCAATCGTTGAACGTGCTGGAGAAGAAGAGTAAGGACGAGGATTCAGAAGCATTTGCAGATGCGATAAAAAATATCAATACAATAATAGTGGATGAGGTGCATATGGCCAAAGCAGATGTTCTCAAAAGAATGTTAACAGGTCCTTTTGCTCATTGTGGTATACGTTGGGGGCTGACGGGTACTGTGCCTAAAGCAGATTTTGAATTTTATGGGTTAAGATGTTCCATAGGTGACGTTGTTAATAAGATACCTGCTAAAGAATTACAAGACAAAGGTGTACTAGCACAATGTAATGTGAATGTGTTACAAACACAGGACCATCCAGAATTTAAAAACTATCAGGAAGAATTGAAATGGCTTACAACAGATCCTACAAGAATGACGTGGATTGCTAACACAATAAAAGACATTGCTACATCAGGCAACACACTTATACTAGTTGACAGAATATCAGCTGGAGAAATTCTTGAAAAGAAACTAAAAGATTCAACATTTATTTCAGGTTCAACCAAAAACATAGATCGAAAGGAGCACTACGATGAAGTATCTACTGCAACAAATAAAATTATTATTGCCACATATGGAGTTGCCGCTGTGGGGATTAATATTCCTAGGATTTTTAATCTTGTCCTCATAGAACCGGGCAAGTCGTTTGTTCGTGTTATTCAGAGTATAGGAAGAGGAATTAGAAAAGCAGAAGACAAGGAATCTGTGCAGATATGGGATATAACCAGTTCCTGTAAGTTTGCAAAAAGACACCTTGGACAAAGAAAAAAGTTTTACAAAGAGGCCAATTATCCGTATAATGTAGAGAAGATAGATTATGAAAATCCTTACACTTGATAACAAGACATATACTTTAGAAAAAATTCCAGAATATGTAGACGACAGTCTACGTTTTGCTGTGTTAGATAATTCAAATCCACAGGATCCTGATTATTTTTTTGTTCCGTTGATATTCTTAGAAAGTTTCTCATCTCCTGCGGCAGTACTGACTATAGGCAAATATAAAATAAAGATGCCTTTAGATTGGAAAATGATTATTGGTGATGCTGAGCAAGGAGAGTTATACGTAATACCAATTACTAGTCTAAATGATCGAGGGTTTGAAGCATTCTGTTTTAATCCTATATCTGGATCTAAACCTGAGTTTTTTGAAGTAGATATTGTGGACATATATCAAGAAGTTAAATGGTATTTTCCTAAAATTAAATCAGGACAGATACTAGCAGTTCCGTTAGAAGATGGTGAGAACCCTCAATGTGCATATTTTGTTAAAGATATTTCAAGACAATCAGAGATACTAGATTATAGTCAAGTATGGTAACAAAAAAGAAAATATTAATAATTGGCTGTAGTAATGGTCTTGGTTTACATCATGTTTTTAGAGATACATTTAAAAAAAATAAAACATTAAATTTCAAAGTAGAGCAAAGTGCTGTAGGACCTTCTGGGTTTGATGATTACGATGAGATTGCAAGTGACGACCTGGTAGAATTTTATAATTTATCGTTGAGCGGATCCGGCAATACCTATATCAGTAATCGCTGTATTGAATTCTTAACAGAAAATCCTACTACGGATTATGTTTACATACAGTTCTCTGGATTACAAAGAATTGATTTGCCTTTAACCAAAGACGAGTTAGGAATAAATTTAAAAGGATATAGAATAAGACACTCTAAATATTACTCGTGGATACCCAGTGGAGGATATACAGGATCTTGGTTAAATTACGAGTTTACAAAAAGACTCTTTTCAAATTTCTATTCAAAAGATAATGCACTAAATCTTCATTTTATAAATCTTTTAGAAATTTATAAATGTGTAAGTTTTTTAAAACAATTAAAAATAAAATTTAACTGGTCCACATATTATGATTATTTGTTGGCTCCATCGTCTAACAGTTCTAAAGATGGTGTAATAGATAAAGAAAGTAACTCGTATCAAATTTATAATATGTTGGATAAAGAGAATTTTGTAGAGCCACCATTAAGTTTTATTATAAAAAATGGTTTTAAAACTCAAACTGATCAAGTACACTATCCATATGAATCGCAGATGGAGTGGTTAAAAAATATAAAAAACAAAATAGAATTACCAGATATAGGTTAATATGGAGAAAGACAATAGAAAGTTTTTTGAACTACGTAATGGAATGAAAGCGGTGGATTTCCGTAATAAAGATTATTATGACCGAATTGACGACAAAGAAAAAAGTTTGTATTCACCTTATATGATTATGCGGTATGCAAGTTCTGTTTCGGGAGATCGTTTCTATCAGGAACATTATGTGGAAATGATCAACGAGTGTGTCAATAAACATTTATTCACACTTTCAAGCAAACATAAAAAACTCTGTTGGATGCTAACATCAATGTGTGGTGCTCTTAAACAACAATTCCATCCATGGGTCAAACCAATGAAGAAGACTGCCAACAAAAGTATGCAACAACTATTAGATATCTTCCCGTCAATGAAGGAATCAGATGTTGAAACCCTTGACAAGATAATCACAGACGGTGAACTTGAGGAACTGTTAGAGGCACATGGAAAACAATCTTAAGACCTGTACGTATTGCGGCAAGAGCTTTCAGAAAGAAAGAACTTTGCAAGTACACGTGTGTGAACCTAAAAGAAGACATCTACAAAAATCAGAGAAATGGGTACAAACTGGATTTATGGTGTTCCAGCGTTTTTATCAAATACATCAAAATAATTCTAAAACAAAAACATATGATGATTTTTGTAATAGTTCATATTATAATGCGTTCGTTAAATTCGGTAGATATATGATGCACGTTAACCCGTTGTATCCAGAAAAATATATAGACTATGTAATACTATCTAAAATAAAATTGGACCACTGGGCTCGAGATGATCTCTATGAAGCATATCTTGTAGATACTTTAAAGTCTGAACCTGTTGAAGCCGCACTTCAGCGATCTATACAAACTATGATGGACTGGGCGGAAGAACAAAGTGTACAATGGGCAGATTATTTTAGGTTGGTCAATACTCCACGAGCAGTGCAACACATACAGTTAGGTAAAATATCTCCTTGGTTAGTATTAGGTTGTGCGGCTGGTAAAACTATGTTAAAATCATTTACAGACGAACAGTTACAGATGGTTGAAAGATTTATTGACCCTACATTTTGGAATAATAAATTTAAAAACTATCCTGCTGATGTTCTGTTTGTACAGGAAACAGCTAAGGAGGCAAAAATTGTATAACGACGATACAGACGATTCGCTAGAAATACAGCCAGGTGATAGTGTACTAGTCATTGGAGAAGATGGCACATTGAAAAAACTCATTATGCCAGAAATTAAAAAAGGTGTCCCTCACACGCCTGGAACAGAAAAAGTTTTGGAAATAATAAAGATATTTGATCCTAACGCTGAATTAAAAACATTTGAGAACGTTGATAAAAAAACTTTGAACTGATGAAAAAAAGAATGCTACAAAACGGAATAGAAGTTGAGGAATTGGATAAGCCAGTAAACCTAACTATTTTAACCAAGTGTCCTAAAAAATGGAAAATTACAGACATGGAGACTGGTCAAACCTATGTAGCAACTGGTGATTATGAAATTTATAAACAATGGAAATTAGAAAACAATGCCTGATGTAGATATAGATTTTTACGATAGAGAACAAGCACTTAAACTTTTTAAGAATATACCTGCTTCAATTATTAAAGAAGATACAATTGAAAAACATAAGACAGGAGTTTATTTTCATAACACTCCTACAGATCCCATCACTGGATATTCAAGTTTAGATTATAAGAAAGCCGAAGAGAGAGGGTATTTTAAAATTGATTGTTTAAATGTTAGTATCTACAAAGACGTTAGCTCTGAAACAGAACTTGTAGAATTAATGATACAAGAACCAGATTGGGATATGTTAAAAGACAAAACCATAGTGGATCAACTATTTCACATAAACGGACACTATGATATTGTTGCTAAATTGGAACCTCGAAATATAGAACAACTCGCGGCAGTGTTAGCAATTATACGTCCTGCTAAACGACATCTACTTAATCGATACTGGACCGACATAATAAAAGACGTTTGGGTGCGTCCTAAAGATGGCTCATATTTCTTTAAAAAATCACACGCAGTGGCATATGCTCATGCCATAGTTGTACAAATGAATCTGTTGAATCGTAATAAATAATGATTTAGTGTACACGACGAAAAATAACAACGCTAAAAATCTCCCCCACACCACAATAGATCTATCCTCTTCTGGAAGCGGTTATTTAGATGTTGAACTCATTAAAATATTTGAGCAGAGCATACAAGAAAACCGACCTTACCTAGTCAGTCTTGATAACAGCAATTGGTCTGATTGGGTCAAACGAAGAAGGAAATATTGGGAAGAGGAAAAAGGAGTGAGTGTGACATATCACCATCTAACTCGCAGTGTGTATGTTGTACCTATGCGATAGGTCTTCGCATCAACTGAATAGTTCTTCGCTTGATTCTTTTCTTTGCTATGTCATCTAATCGAACCACAGGTCCGTGAACTATTTCAATGTCTTTCGTGGATAGACTTACAAGGGTAGGTCGAAAGTAAGCAAACGAGCCTTTAAGGAAAATATTGATTGGTATTTTACGATTGGATTCCCACCACCAAGTTTCTCCCATTTTTAAGAACTGTGCTTTGTCTTGTGGCATCATTATTCTGCCATAATCATAGAAGCTCGTTACTTGGTTATCTTGGTTAGATATGATACCTACATATTCAAGGTCTCCCTTACGTATAAGGGATAAGAAAGGGAATTTTTTTCCTAATGTTTCAAAAACTTCGTTCATCGTATATCTATAAATACTGTTAAATATGTACTATGCAAACAGTGTCAAGGTATTTACTCACAAACTCGGTAATTGTTTACCAAAGCGGTTACGTAGGAAGGAACTCAAAAGTGTACGATAGACGTCTAAAAATATACAGGGGAGTACGTAATCCTATAACATTTGTGTTTAAAAACGAAGATCAGAAGAAACAGGATATTACAAGCAAGACATATCAGTTCAATATTATCGATACTGAGAGCAAAAAAGCAGTTGTAACACGCTATTTGACTGTGTTAGACGACGGATCTACAATAACCACAAAAGGTACTGCAAGTGTAGAAATTACAGATGCTGACTTATTAGATTTAGATAATAAATTTTACGAATATTCAATTAACGAAATTAAAGAAGATGGTAGCACGTTGGTCACCTACGCTGATACCAGTTACGTGAGCTCAGGCACAATTGAGCTGTTGGATGGTGCTTATCCTCAATTCCAACCAAGTCAAACTATAACATCATTCACAGTTACTTCAGGACCACTGGCAAAAACATCAGGAGCCATTAATGCTCATCCAGGAAAAAACAATAATTCTTCACTACACACTGCGGCTATCTACACCACAGGGTTTGCTGGTAGAGTAAAAATACAAGGCACGATGATGACAACATCTCCAACTGACGCAGATTACTTCGACATCGCTAACGTTGACATCACTGCATCTGATTCTGTTGTGTATCAAAACTTTAACGGTGTTTACCAAAACATACGATTCAGTTATGGTAACAGTAGTGGTAATACTGGCACACTTGACAAAATCCTATATAGACATTAAAATAGTTTAATGAACCTGATCCAGACTACAATTCTGAATTCGTTGCCTGCTGGCAAGAAGAAAACTCCTAGTGGATGGACATCTTTTAATGCACCTTGTTGTGTGTACAACGGAGAATCGCAAGACAAAAAGAAACGTGGAGGTATAATGACCACTGCGGATGGCACTCTATCGTATCACTGTTTCAACTGTGGTTATAAGGCCAATTACACCATTGGTAGAAAATTAAATTTTAAAATGAGACAGTTTATGAGTTGGATAGGTATATCTGAAGAGACTGTTCGTAAACTTGCTATAGAGGCTATGCGTTACGAAGAAGCAGATACTGTAATTCCAAAAAAAAGATTTATTGAATTTAAGAAAAAAGAGTTACCAAAAAATTCTCATCGTTTAGATTATTGGTTAGAAAAGTATGTAGGCAAAGACTTAACTGATACACAATATAATAAAATTGATCAACTATTAAATTATCTTAAATCTAGAGGAGTGGAACCTAACTGGTATGATTTTTATTATTCGCCAGATCAGACTGGAGACTTCCATAGAAGATTATTGATACCATTCTATTGGAAGGGAGATACTGTGGGTTATACAGGAAGGCTGTTTGACACACGCAACAAGGAAGTAAAATACTGGACAGAGACACAGCCAGGATATGTGTTCAACATAGATGCACAAGATTGGTCGAGGAAATTTGTGATAGTTACAGAAGGACCGTTTGATGCAATTACCATATCTGGAGTGAGCATACTGGGTTCAGAGGTAAATGATATACAAAGAGAGATGATAGACGGGCTTGGTAGAAGAGTTATTGTTGTTCCAGACAGAGATGCTCCTGGACAAAAATTAATAGATCAAGCATTAGAATTTAACTGGAGTGTAGCATTTCCAGAATGGCAAAAAGGTGTTGATGATGTTGCGGATGCTGTGTTACAATATGGTAGACTGTTTACTTTACAATCTATTTTAAAAACAACAGAATCTAATAAACTTAAAATAGATCTAAAAAGAAAAATGTATGGCTGATTATTCGTTTGATGTACAAAAATTATATTTAGAAATGTTTCTTGCAGATGCAGAATCGTTTGCGAGAGCACAGAACATTTTTGAACCTACAAGTTTTGACAGAAAACTACAACCAATTGCAAAGTTTGTTAAAGATTATTCTGAAGAGTACAAGGTTATGCCTGATGTTGAACAGGTTAATGCTAGTCACGATATCAAACTCAAATCGGCAAAAGATTTAGATCCGGCACATTTTAGTTGGTTACTAGACGAGTTTGAAACATTTTCAAGACACAAAGCAATGGAGCGAGCAATATTAGAATCCGCAGATTTGTTGGAGAAGGGAGATTATAATCCTGTAGAAGACAAAATCAAAGCGGCAGTTAGTATCAGTCTTACAAAAGACTTAGGAACAGATTACTTTGAGGATCCTCGAGGTAGATTAGAGTTGTTAAAAAACTCTAACGGACAAGTCAGCACAGGGTGGGCCAACGTTGATAAAAAACTATATGGTGGATTCAATCGTGGAGAACTAAACATTTTTGCAGGTGGATCAGGCGCAGGTAAAAGTTTATTCTTACAGAATCTAGCAGTCAACTGGGCCACTGCTGGCTTGAACTGTGTGTACATCTCATTTGAATTAAGCGAGGCGTTATGTGCAATGCGTTTGGATTCTATGATGGCCAATGTATCAACTCGTCAGGTAATGAAAGACATAGACACAGTTGAGATGAAAGTTAAAATGCTGGCAAAGAAAGCAGGTGGTATACAGATCAAATATTTGCCTTCTGGTAGTAATGTTAATGACATAAAAGCCTACATCAAAGAACTACAGTTAAAACAAAAGAAAAAAACTGACTGTATACTGATAGATTATTTGGATCTTATGATGCCTAAGTCTAAAAAAATATCTCCTGCAGATCTGTTTATCAAAGACAAATATGTGTCAGAAGAGTTAAGAAATTTTGCAACAGAATCGCAGATGATTATGGCCACAGCATCACAATTGAACAGAGCATCCGTAGAAGAGATAGAATTCGATCACTCGCACATCTCGGGCGGTTTATCCAAAGTACAAACAGCAGACAACGTAATTGGTATCTTTACAAGCAGAGCAATGAAAGAGCGAGGAAGATATCAAATACAGTTTATGAAAACAAGAAGTAGTTCTGGTGTAGGACAAAAAGTTGACCTAGAGTTTGATGTAGACACATTGAGAATTAGATCGCTTGATGAAGAAGAAAATCATTCATACCAATCAAAACCACAGTCTTCAATAATGGACAGTCTCAAAACAAAAAGTAAAGTATCACCTACAGAATCTAAAACTGATGCTCGTGACGACGAAATCAATCCACGTAAAGGCGACGACTTTGGTAAAGTTAAAGCCACAGTCGAAAGCGGCAAGTTAAGACAACTGTTAAACGATTTACACTCAGACGAAGAACAATAATGCCTTACGTTGTAAACGACAAGTGTGTGATGTGTAAACATACAACGTGTGTATCTGTTTGCCCGGTTGATTGTTTTTATGAGGGAGAGAATATGCTCGTTATTAATCCTGATGAATGCATTGATTGCGGTGTATGTGAACCAGAATGTCCAATTAATGCTATTGAACCAATGGATTCTGGAGAGCTAGTGGAGTTTAACAGAAAGTATGCTGAACTGTGGCCTAATATCACAAAGCAAAAAGATCCGTTGCCAGATCACGAGAAACACACAGACGAACCAAACAAGATAGAAAAATACTTTAAAGGACGATGAAATTTGCAACTGTGGAACAAGTAAAAAAACTACGAGAGAGTGGTATGCGTAAGAAGGACAAAGAATTTTGGGGCAGTGACAGCACAAACATATGGCTGTGTTGGATGAGTTCAGTGATAGGGTTTTTAGAAGATCGAGCGAAGCGAAGCGCCAAAGTTAGAAAAAGCGTTAGCGTAAATTTAGAAAACAGCGAAGCGTAAAATAGCGTACGAAAGGATGATCCTTAAATAACAATATGAAAAAAGTACACACTTGGTATTTGCCAGATTACGATACGCACTTTGAACAATGGCTGAAGGAGAATAACGAGTTTACCTATCAGAAAAAACAAAGAGCATACGCATTAGAACGAGTAAAACAGTTTCAGCGAGCCATTGACATAGGCGGCAATGTTGGTTTTTGGAGCAAAGACTTCTGTGATCGTTTCAAGGATGTACAAATTTTTGAACCAGATTTAGATAATTTAAAATGTTTAAAGGCAAATCTAGAAGGTCGATCTAACTATACCATACACGAAGTAGGATTGGCAGATGTTCCTGGAGAGCTTTCATTTTATAAATCCACTGTTTGTTGTGGTGGTCACTCAGTGTTCCGTGAGCAGGTATTTGAGGAGACTGTGATTCCTACCAAAATAACTGTGCGTACACTGGACGAGTATGCTTTCACAGATGTAGGTCTCATTAAAATAGACACACAAGGATCTGAGCTCAACATACTCAAAGGTGCTCGCGACACACTGACCAGAGAATCACCCATTCTAAACATAGAGATAGAACATAAAACACCAGAGCAAAAAAACGCAGGACAGCTCATACACAACTATCTTAAAGAATTAAACTATCGAGAAATTGGTCGAAGCAGACGCAAAGAAGTGGTGTTCGCTAAAATATAGATCCAAATAACTCGTAGTCACGAGAATAATAGTCTTCAAAAAATTTACGTTGCTCTAATGTTACTGTAGGATGAGTACTAAGATTAGATTCATAGCGACTTTGATTTGCACGTACCAAAGGACAATCAGTGTCTAACAATTTGTTTAATGCTTTGCGAACATCGGTGGATAGTTTACGAACGTTAAAGATTCCGTCATAAAAATTTAAATCTGGATTGATATATGTGTGCTGTGGTCGAGTGTGTAATTCAATATCTGGATGCTGTTTAAGAGTTTCAAAGTGTTTGACAAAATAATTCCAACTTCTATCTTCTAACTCAATCTGCCTTTTACGAATCACTCGATCTGCCCACACACTCAGTGCTCGGTCTACAGGATCTCGCACCACTGCAAATCGATAATCCAGTGGCATAGGATTCTGCTGATACCATTGCCAGTCGTCTCCAGGATATAAGACCACGTCTCCCAATCTTTTCTTTATCTGCATTTTTGGTAGCACTGTACCGGTAACTGCATAGCTGAGTAGATTTAACACTGTGCTCTTGCCACACTTATGAGGCACGTCAGCTAGAATAGTTTTGTTTTTTATACGAACGATCATTCATACTACTTATTTTTTTACTCGAGTATTAACAAACATTAAATATGTGTTAGAATATATGCGAATGAGGAGAACCGATCATGGGAATACATCACACCTACAAGTCACAGCGTGGAGAACGATCTCTTCAAAAACAGCAGAAACAAGAAGAGTTGCGTAGGCGAGCACAGCAACGACAAAAGCAAAAACAGAAAGTCAAGGAAGAGGACGTGTACGTGGTGCCAACCAACGAAGTGGTTACATTGGACATCCTTACTAATCCCAACAAGACTCGATGATCAATCAACGACTGTTTGACTGGTACGGAATCAACACTAATAAAGATTTAAAAATTAAAATTACGTGTCCGCGGCCTTTTGACACTATACTAATAGACAAGCAAGGCTCGTGCTATGCCTGTGAATGCCAGTCGTGGTTGCCACAGAGTATAGGCAATCTCCAAGTCAATAATCTGGATGAAATATTAGGCTCGGAGTTGCGAAAAGAAATGCAATTATCTGTTTCCAACGGTACCTATAGATACTGCAACGACAAGATATGTTCTTACCTACTGCATAGAACAATAGAAGATACGTCTGCAGATCATATTAAGTATTTAAGGCTGGCCATAGACGACAGTTGCAACCTTAGATGTCCTAGTTGCAGGAACGATCTGATATTCCACAAGACAGGCACAAAACTACAACTTGGCATCAAACTAGCAAACAAGATTAACAGATGGTTGGAAAATTACAACTCTTCTGTGCAGGTGCATATAGGATCAGACGGTGATCCTTTTGCATCTTATGTGTATAGACATTTTATGGAACACACACCACGTAAGGACAACATCAAGTACTCTATACTGACCAACGGTTTAATGTTCCAAGACTTTCATACTAAGATACCTCACGTGATTAATAATTTGAATCAGCTCGCTGTCAGCATTGATGGTGCAACAGAGGAAACCTACGAGAAACTACGACTGGGAGGCAAGTGGGAGAAAATTAAAGCAAACTTACAATCAATGGCAGAATTGAAAGTAAAACATAAGTTTGTTTTTAGGTTACATATGGTCGTGCAACAGGATAACTGGTGGGAGATGCCTGAAATGATAAAACTTGCCGAACAATACGAAGTAGATCAGGTATATTTCAACAAGATACAAGACTGGAACACTGCATTGGATTATACTAAACAAACATTCGTTGATCTAGATGGTTTCAAAAAATCACTGCATGAAATACAGAGCAGGCATGAAAAATTTAACAAAGAGCCAAAATATTTGGCTAAAGGGTTCAAGAACCTTTAGAGTATCTAAGAGATCGATACATTATAGATTTTCATAATGTCATTTAGATTTTGCTTGTATATACTCTTTGGTGCACACGTCCCACAATGACATCGCCGCTGGGCACAAAGCAGAGTTGGCAAACTATTGTCGTTTGATCTGGACATATTCTCTATGTATTTTTCCATTGTGTCCATGTTTGCAATTGGTCCAACTGTTCCATCTAATTTCATTCTACAATCTTTGTTGGTATAATACGTACCGTAGATATTATTGCCGTGTAAAAAAAATTGATTGGCTGAACAATGCCATCCTTTAAATCCTAATTCACGAGAAATTGTTGTTGTGTATTCTTTTATGTTCCTGTTTGTACACATCTGCCTTCCGCCACAACACCCACGACCATAACTATCCACTCTTTTATTTTTGTTAATTTTTTGTATGTCGGTTGCATCAAAATTTTTTACATAAGGAATCAGTTGTTCTAATTGTGACTCCGTGTACACTCCTTCTGGTCCGTCTAATAATTTTGGGCGGGCATTTAGCTTATTATCAACACAATATTTTAAAAAATCTAAACAGTCTGGCCAATAATCTATGTGTGGATACATACACACAATAATGTCGTGTTCTTTTTTTGTTTTTACAGCATGATCTATATTTTTTTTGAATAAAGTTTTCATTTTTTTTGGACCTTGGCTGTGATAGCTGAAAGTAATGCCTTCAACGTGCTCACAAACCGTGTGCCAAAGTTTTTCTGTTGCAGTGGCATTGGTCGTTATCCTTCTTTTCAAACTCCAACGAGCTGAATACTTTTCATATTCTCGTGTGGTCTCTATTAAAATTTTTTCTATGTCTGGATGATACAGTGCTTCACCACCATAGACATTCAGTATTGCATCTTTGAAAGCATTTTTTTTGTATTCCATTATCACATCGGTGTATTGATACATCTGTTTCAACATTGTGATGCATCGATCTAAAGCAGGGTGCTGTGTGGAATTATCGTGCCCTGCTGGCCCAATTGGACAATAAGCACAATCGTAATTACATTTCAAAGTCAACAACCAATCAATTAAAAAACCCATTTTATTTTTTGGGTGGTATGCGGCTTCTACTGTGTGGATCTCTGTCATTTTAGAAATATTTAAGCTATAATTGTCTAGTGTAAATATTTGATCATGAAGATCGCAATAACAGGCCATACCAGCGGGATTGGCAAATCACTCGCAGAAATTTTACAAGTTAGAGGACACGACGTTGTTGGTATTTCTAGACGAGATGGTGAAAATATTCGTAGAACTGCTCATACCGCAAACCTAATTGACCCTTGTGATATTTTTATCAATAATGCTCAAAGTCAATTTGCTCAAACAGAATTATTATTCGAAGTATGGAAAAAATGGCAAGGCAAAGAAAAATGGATTTGGAATATTTCAACTCATATGACTACCCACCCAGTGGACGTAAAAACAGAGCACAACGAGATTGATATAAGTCTATATAGAATTCAAAAACAATCATTAGAGGAATCATCAAAACAATTACAACATAAATCTAGTCTACCAAAAATCACAATCATAAGACCGGGTGCTGTAAAAAATAATACTGCTGGAGCAAACAGCTACGACGAATGGGCAAAACAATTAATTGAAATCATATCTACCAAAGAAAGTTTTCACATACCTGAGATTTCATTAGTTCATACAAATATAAATTTTAAAATATAATGTTTAAAAATCTTTTAAAAATTATTTCAGGAGACTGTGTTGTTATTAATATTAAAAATACAAACGTGTATCCTATTTTTAAAAATGGAAAGAGCAGTATATTTCAATATGCAAAAAATCATAACTGTCAAACATTTATTAATAATGATATTTCACTTCTTAACAATATCACAGTGTTTGTGAGAAACCCATATGAAAGATTAGTGTCTGGTATTAATACAGTGATTAATTTTGAAAGTATTTTAGATATTGATAGTTTTTTAAATGATGTTGAAAATTATAATTTTATTGATAAACATTTTACACCTCAATTTTTATGGCTATTTCATTTAAACAAATATTATCAAGGCGATGTTACAATAAAAGGAATTGAAGATCTTTTAACCTTTATATCGTTAAGAGAAAAACCCAACGTGCCTGCGGTTGATATTGAACTAAAAAATAAAATAAACGAACGTAGATTTAAAAAATATACCGATGTTGACTATTTTTTTATCAATAAATTTAAAAACAGAACTATAAAATTAAAAACTATTATAGAAGAAGGTTATGATTTTTTGTCCAAGAATTAAACACTTTTTAAGATTACAACCATCAGGAAAATTAGGGAAATGTGGCCATATGGTCAATCCTCCTGAATTTGACTCATATAATGAAATGCAGAAAAGCGAGTGGTTAAAAAATATAGATAATAAGATGTCTAACGATATCTGGCCAGACGAGTGTACAAGATGTCAAACAACTGAAAGTATAAACCGTCGTAGCATTAGATTAGATATGATTGAAAGAGATAAAATTTTAAAATCTGTCAATAAAGATTATCTGATTGTGGGCGGAGTATTAGATAATATTTGTAACAGCGCCTGTCAAACCTGTAATGAAAATTTAAGTTCTAAAATTGGTAGTCTAAAGAAGAATAGTGTTCGAGTAGACAACTATAAAAAATTTTACGAGTTACCCACTGACAGAATTGTAGAGTTGGATATAAATGGGGGTGAGCCTACTTACAGTCCTAACTATAAAAAAATCTTAGAAAATCTACCAACGAATATAAAAATAGTTAGAATAAACACTAATGCACACAAAACATTTGATTCAATTATAACTTTACTAGAGAGAGGTGTTAGGATTATTATCACAATCAGCTTCGATGGATTAAACGATATTCACGATTACGTGAGATGGCCTATTAAGTTTTTGAATGTTGAAAACACAATAAAAGAGTATAAACAGATTCAACAATCTTATCCAACATTATTAAAATTAAATCTTTGGACTACTGTGAGTGTTTACAATGTAAATCAATTTGATAAGATTGTAGCATATGCCGAAGATAACAAACTAGAACACAGTTATGGAATTGTAGAGTCTCCTAATGTGTTATCTATTGCTCATTGTAATAAACTAACAGTGGATGCAAAATTAAAATATATTAATTCTGACAATATCTTACTTAAAAATCTTGCAGAAAAAATTGCAATAAAAGTTAACAACTCTACTCAATTAAAAGAATATGTTGAACAGCAGGATAATTTTAGATCTATAGAATTTAAAAATTATTTTAACTTTGATTTAAATTTATTATAAATTTTTTGTGCAAAAGTTTTATGATGCTCTATTCCGTAGTGTATGCCATCACGAGCGAGATTAGGTTCTGTTATATGTTCTCGTTTTGCTCCGGATAGATGATGACGATCCCACTCTGGCCAACAGGATTTTAAACTTGTGTCGCTATAAACATTTGTAGCATTGATATCATAGACATCTTGAGCAAAACAATGAAAAGTTTTTGCATCTTGTTTTTCGGCAAACTTTTCAACAAAGAAAACATTCTTTAAAAAGTTTTGTTCATCTGTTTGATCTGTTTCTGTTTTTAATAGCTCGTTGGCTCCTGTCAAACTTTGAGTGTAATTTTCTAATCGCTCTCGTCGGCTCTGTTGCGGCCAGCACACGATAATAATTTTAGGAAACAAGACTTTCTCTGTGGCATAGAGTATTCGCACTATTTTATCTGCTGACGCTCCTGGCTGTCCTAAGTTCCACCATCTTAAAACTCTAGCATCTGTTTTGGATGCTAGTTGCTCGACCCATACTTCTCCATCATTTAATCCTTCTCCAAACGTGTGCGAACAACCTAACACTGCTACATTCTTTTTCCCGTCAGGCATTGGCTTCCACTCTGGACAGCGATAGCCATGGGAGTTGACCGTGTATTCTGGATTATCTTGTTTGGGTATCTCGTTGTCTGAGTAATGTCCGTATTTCATACGTCTATTTAAATTATTATTTGGCGGTCCCTAGGGGAATCGAACCCCTCTTTCGAGGATGAAAACCACGTGTCCTAACCGATAGACGAAGGGACCGCATTGTGGCGGAGAGACAGAGATTCGAACTCTGGAATGGGTTGCCCCATTGCCGGTTTTCAAGACCGGTGCTTTCAACCGCTCAGCCATCTCTCCTTTTGGTGGACGTGACAGGAGTCGAACCTGCGACCCCCTGAATGCAAATCAGGTGCTCTCCCAACTGAGCTACACGCCCACAATTGTGGTGCCCCTTGCCCGATTCGAACAGGCCACCTACTGATTACAAATCAGTTGCTCTACCTAATGAGCTAAAGGGGCAGTATACCGTATTCTATTATTTCTGAAATACCTGTATACAGAAAGTATACAGCAAGTGCTCCAAAGATCCAACGACTTATTTTGAATATCTGTCGCACAGGAAACTTCTTGATTTGATTGTGTGACACCAAACCTGCTATCACCATAATTACCAAACCTACCAAAATCCCCATTCCTACCGAAAGTGTGTCCTGAGTATCGGCAATTATGCCTGATAGGAACACCACAACTTCTACGCCTTCTCTGAACAGTATTCCAAACACTGCCAGTCCTAACAGCACGGAATTATGGAAGGGTAGCTGTTTGACGTGCTGACTAGCACCGTGACAGAACCATGCGACCCAGGCCAATATAGCACCTGTAAACACCCCTATAACCCCTTCAAATCGCTCTATATTTGCGTGGCTTCCTAGAAACTGGGCAGTTATACTACCCAACGCTAAAGTGGCTATAACAGACGCTATAACCGCTATCCATATTGCTCTGATGTTCCGGATGTTACCACCCGATGATGCTAATGCCAGCATAGCGATAAGCCATGCTTCAAATCCTTCTCTGCCCACAACAAATGTGGATGCTAATAATGTTGTCAACGTTCTCTCCTTTTGCTAGTTGCGAATAATTCTTAACTAGCATAGTTATACTACAGCAAAAACTAGATTGTGTCAATGTGAAAGTACGCATATGTTAAATAGATTGGATGACCTTACCTGAAAATTTTCTTGTTACTAACTACAGATTTGCAATGAGTCCAATGTACAAAATTGGCGATTATAGATTAATAGCGGATGTAGCTCAATTAGGTGTTACTCCTGGTTTATTAACATATAACATTTCTAGAGAAGAGATAGTAGAGTTTAACAGTACATTCAGCACTGGATTGATACTCGGAGTTAATACACATATGGTTAATGAGGATAAAGATAAACTGTTATCAAACAACAGTTATATACAACTTAGACGTTCTCGTAATCATCTGGTTCCTGTTAAAGATGTAACACAAACTATTCGTGAAGTTCAAAAAACAAACAAAATTATAATCAAGAATGTATCGCCAGACACTATTGATTATTGGGGTGACTTATTAGAAACAGCAGATGCTTTTGAGCTCATGGACGCTGGAGGGGCAGGTGATACTAGTACCTATGATTATATAACACTTGCTAAGTGGTGCCAAAGAGAATTTCCTAATACACCAATGATTGCTACCGGCGGAGTATCGTCGCGAGATGATATTCACAGCAGATTAGACGCTGGATACTCATCGGTATTGATGGGTACAGCGTTTGCTCTTTGCCGTGAGTGTACGAGCATTCCAATGGAGACAAAAATAAAAATGCTTGAAAAGAAAGAGGTTACTCGAATAAATGGTCAAAATCTTGTTGTATTGGGCGATACCATTAAAGATGACGATAAAAATCAAAACAAAAATTATAATCAAGCACTAACCAACAGCCAAGGAATGATATTTGGCTCAACTGTATTGTCTCAAACCAATAGACCAAAAATACAATCACTACGCAATCTTGTAAAATCATTAAGTTAATATACTGGTTGACTTTTTGGCATTATGTTGTAATATAAACATATCAGGTATGCAGTATCTGCATATAAATAATAGACCATCCACATGGTAATAAAGTGGCTCATCTACATGAGTTAAAAGTAGGAAACTTTTAAGGAGGAGTAACCTATGAGAGAACGTATGAGCGACATCGTTGCCAAATACAGCAACGCAAAAGCACAGGAACAGAAAGCGAAAGCACTGTTCAAGGCAAGACACGAAGTTGAAATCAACGGAAACGGAACGTCTGGATATGTTGTGAAACAGGGAGCCAACGCAGGCAAAGTGTTGAAGCACATCAAAATAGAATCAAAAGCAATCTAATTCGATATCGGTTGGGGGAGAGATCCCCCACTGCTCATTTTTGTAATCTGTTGCGGCAATGCAAGATAAATATTGGGTTATTATGACAACAGGTCTACATCATTAAAAAATCCAAAATAATCGGAAAATTGTAGGTTGTATTTTAGATACAACTTGTAGTATAATAACGGACTTTGCGTTGGTAATAACTTTCGCAGAGAACTAACAGGAGACAAAAACAAATGAAAATAAACAAAAAGAAAATATTCATTGGTGCAGTTCTTGTGGTGGCAATAGCAGTCGCGATCGCGGTGTTATTCCCTACAACAAAAGCCAAAGCCGATGAAGCGAATGTCAAGGTCTACGGTAACGTGGACGTGGGCGTTCAGTCAATCGACAACGGCACCGACACTTTGAAAAGAGTGACGGACGGTCAATTGAATACCAGCAGATTAGGAGTGCAGGCAACTTCGCCCGAGTTTGAAGGTATGAAGATCATCGGTACGTTGGAAGGCAAACTTACTACCACAGAAGGTGAGTTTGGTTCAACAACATCCACTGGTGGAACATTCAACAGAGAAGCTTCACTAGCATTGGCAGGAAAAGCAGGAACAGTTAAAGCAGGTAAAACTGATGTGACGGCATCTAACGATCTAGACACATTGGCGTGGACTGCTGGAAACTTCACTAACATTCCAACCAACGGTACAGCAATTGAGCTGGGTGGTGACACTTCAAGAGTGTTCAAATACATCTCTCCCAACCTAAACGGGTTTGAAGTTCAAGTGGGTGGATCGTTTAACTCTAACTCAGCAACCGCAGATGCTACTGATAAACTTAAAGGTGCTTCGGTGACATATGCTGGTGAGAACTTTAAAGTTGGAGTGGGCAGAGTATACCAAGATGGTGCGACAGCAGTTGCAGAAAAAGA